CAATTCTTTTTTATTAGATATGCATTGTGCCTTTAAAGTGCAATCTTCGCAACTCCCAGACACAACTGAATAATTCTTTTTCAATGTTACTTCGCTGTACTTTTATTCATTATATCACTTATATTTTTAGCAGACTTATCTCCAGCTTGTGATCCTCCAAATAAGAAATCACAAATAGTATTCACCTTTGAGGACATTGCTGTAAAAATTGTACTTATTAATGCAACTTTCCAATTTTCCATTGTATTTCCTGCAACTTTACTGAATATAAAAAATATTATGAAAGCTGTTAAGGCTAAATATCCAGCTAAAAATACTATAGCAAATATTTTCTGTAAACTAGAATCCTTTTCATACATTTCTCTTGCTGAAGCTGTATTTTCAAATTCTGCTTTTTTGGTATCTAATTCAAGAACCTTCTTGTCTAATTCTAATTCTTTTAGTTTTATTCCAGCCTCTAACTTCTTATCTGGATCGGTAACAAACTGATCAATTATTCCAGATGCTCCACTTAAAATCCCTTCTACTCCAGATCCAACCATATCACTTAAAAAACTCATTAATAATATCTCCTTGTATCGGCTTTTATTCCTAATTGCCAATCTTTTATAACATTTTTTTCTAATCCAGAGAAATCTATCCCTTCATGGAAGTATGAACCATAATCTTCTTGAAATCCATTACTTACCAGAGTGTTACAAGGATAGCAACCTCCTTTAGTTAACCATGGAACTGGATTAATACAGTTATCTATTAGATTTGTTAACGGTCTATTAGGTGGTATTAAACCTAAATGGAAGTGTTTATTAGGTTTTGGGATTCCATGCCCTGTATCACCCATTATTGATATAAAATCCCCTTTTTTTACTTCTTGTCCATCACCTACCAATAGCTTGCTATTATGGCCGTATAAAGTCCTGTACCCATCCTTATGTTCTATTATGATACAATTACCATAACTCTTGGAAACATAAGTTGCTACGACTACACCATCCTTGCAAGCATATATTCCCCACTTATTTGCTCTACTCAATTTTTCCTCCTTATACCTTTTTAAAGACCAGTAGTCCTCTTTTGTTATGATAAGCTTTATAACTACAATCGTCACTATTATTCAACCAATTATAGTAAATTGCTGGAACTGTTAATCTAAATTGATTTTCATTAACACTTACTATCATTACTTTTTTTGTTCCAGCTATTTCTATATCTGAATAACATAAATATTCTTTTTTATCTATTTCTCCTAAAAAACAGTAGAGATACTGACCTTTTTGGTAATTCTTAAATATTGCATATTCATTTGGCAATGCAATAACATGAGTAGACTTGTGCCTTTTGTAAATTTTATATCCTTTATTTGATATTAAAACTAAATTGCTAAACATTCCTGGATCTCCTTAATTAAACAATCTGCTTCTATCGGGTGTATTGCTCTGCTTAAATTTTGCTTATCATTGCAGGATCTTCCTTTGTATCCGTTGGAATGAGTTGCTGCAAGGTTTAAAACATGATCAATTACTTCTTCTCCATACTCTTTATAATTAAACTTTGATGCTTTAATTTTATGTGCTAAATCTATTTTTTGTCCATTAAGAAAATCTTCTCCACATGAAGCACACTTTAGATCTTGATTAAGAATCAATTCTCTTTTCTTGCTCTCGTAATTTTTTATCATCTTTTATCCTTTTTGCTTCTTTCTTTCTCTCTTCTTCTAATTCTATCAATCCGGTCTTTATATTTTCATACTTATGACTTTCAACTCCAAATAAATCCATAAGTAAAAAAACTTTAGTAATTAATTTATGCCGCTGTGGCATTGAATAATCAATCCATGAAATCAGAACACCTTTAATTCTTTCTGAATTACCATTAGTAAAATCTTCAAGAACATAATCTGGGACCAGGGCCCAAGGATCATAGTGATCTAAAGTATACAATTCTGGTTTAACCCAATTTTTCGGCATTTTCATTGATAATCTCTTCATGCGATATCTATTATCAACATACTGAATATGGCTAAATCCTAAACCGTATTTATGTTTTAACAAGTCTTTTAAATTTTCCATGCAATCACTCGATAGATTATATATAACCCCATTATCTTCTATTATAAAAGTATTTGTATTAAACATAAAATCCCAAAACACCGTCAATAAGGCATGAAGCAATCTGTTTTGTTTTCCAGATCCAGTAGTTAAATCTTCTAAATAATAATATCTACCAGTTAAGGGTATAGATCCCTCAAAGATGAATTTAGCTCCATCTTCTCCAGATTCTATACATAATCCCTTAATCATTTAATCCAGCTTTGTATTAATAAGTTGGCAGCATTTAATCTATTTTCTAATTCAATAAATTCTTCAAGAGTAGGTTTAGGCCAGTAGCATACCATCTTCTTTTTTTCATCTTTGAATCTAGGATCAAAAGAAACTATTACACCTTTTCTAATTCCAGTGCAAAACATTTCACCAATAACTTGCCATTTGTATTCAAGGTATAATGATTCGGGGTCTAAAAGATACTTCATGTGTTGCTTACTGTCTGGGGATTTACACTCCCATGTGGCACTGTTATCTCCAATAATTCCATCTGGTGAAGATCCAGCAAAATCTTTATGAGTAAAAATCCCACACTTTCTAACAGTTATCATATTTTCCATTTCATAGAAATTTCTAGCTTCCTCTTCTACTATAGTTCCTCTTTCCATTGCTTTAGATGTAAATGTTTCGGGTTTCTCTCCTGTCATTATTTCAGAAGCAACACCACGAAGATAATCTAATTGACCTTTCGACCATTCTTCTTTTTGTCTTGGAGTTTTCATTATCTTTTCAAATTTGGATCCAGTAATCCTTCCGGTTCTGACCTTAAACCATTCATCTGAAAGCTGTTCACATTGAACTTCATTAGGAATAATATTTGGATCTGTATTATTTTCAACCAGTTCTAAATCAAACATTTGCCAATATCTCCTCTAATTTCACTATAGATTTTTTGGCTTGATCAAAACTAATATTTTCTGACAAAACTTTATCTATCCATTTTGCTGTGTCGGGATGGGAACTTTCTAAAGTCTTTTTAAGATTCATCATTATTTTGATCTGATCTGAAGTTGCTTCCATATCAATTCCTGTATCATCTATACCATCATATTTATTTCCATCAAATGCACCCATGAATACATCTGCAGAGAATCCTAGTTTTGATAGTCCTTTAGTAAGAGCATCTGTAGCAACTTTCTTTGCATAATCATCTTCAAGTTTATGCTTACCAGTATTTGTTAAATAAGAAATCTTAGTCGCTGAACTAATTGGAAACTCTCCATTTGGGTAGAAAAATATAGCAGAATACTGGCATAACATTATATCAGCCTGTGTATCTCCTATTACTTTCTGACCTACTTTAAAGTTATGGAAGGATTCGTTTTTAATCCCCCACGCCCCACCAAATGCTCCCCACAGTTTAGTAGCAACAAGTAGTTGATAATGAGCATCTATAGCATTAAAGCTTCGTGCTCCGTTAGTTACCTTCTTAGTTCTTATACCTTCAGTATATTGAACCTTACTCCATAATTCCGTTTTATCACTCATACAATCTTCCTTATATTTGATATACTTTACGTTAATTTATGTACTGTAAAATGTCAATTAGATAATCGTTAAAAAGAATAAATCCAGAATTAACCTTTTCTATTCTATTCTTATCTATACTAATCTAAACTAATCTAAACTAATCTATGCTGACAAAATGCGGCATAATGACAGCATAGAGGATTATAACCTAAATTTTAATTCATTTAATGTTTCACAAAGTTCATCAGCATCCAGTGTCATTTCTTCGAAATCTTCTGCAGTTGCTCCACATTTACAAAAACTTTCATATTCTGCTGGTTCTTCTAAGGTCTGCTTGAATACCTCAACAGTATTAATATCATCCTCAGTTATCCATTCATTACAACTAGGACAAAAATAAACTTCTGGAGTCATGCTAACAAATTTAGTTTTAACGTTTTCTTCTAATAACCTATTGATAAGTTCAATTACAAGTATTCTTTCTGCTGGTTTATTCAAATTTTTAGTCAAATAAACATCAATTGCTTCCATTGTTTCTTCTTTTTTCCCCATCTTAAAATCCCTTTGTTATTTTATAATTTAGACCATCATTCACAATAGTTAAAATCAATGTATTGTGATAATAATAATCTTCAACAATTCTACTCTCTTGAACTTTAGAATCAATCCAGACTTCTCCAGAATCTTTGGCTGGTCTAACTAATTCATTCATTTCAAAATACAGATCTACTAACAGATCAATTTTTACTGATCTTTCTAAGAAATAATCTAACATATCTTTCTTTTCTAATGGTTTTTTCTTCTTACTCATTCCGTTACCTCTACTAGAACTATAACTATTTATGCAATAGTTTGCAATAGTTTATTATTTAATTATTGAATATTTTTTTAATACGTGCTATATTATTTCTAGGAGGCAATATTATGCCAAAGAAAAACATAATTTTTCAATGTGAACCAGAGTATAAAGATATGGTCCATCAAAAAGCTAAAGAGCAACAAATGTCTGTCGCTGCTTTTATCAGAATAGCAATTGCTGAAAAAATCAGAAACGACAAAAGGGAGATGCTTAATGACAATTAAAGAATTAATAGAGTTTACAGGTAAATCAGAGAGAACCGTCAGAAATTGGATTAAAAAAGCTAATATCGTTCGATATGCAGAAACTGCACAACGGATTGAAATTGATTATACCATTGATGAAGTAGAAGAGATCTTAAAAGCTGGATCAATGTCTAAAGATGCTGTTTATATATTAATGCAAAACGCAAGGCAAGCGGAGAATAAAAATCCGTTGCCGATCATCGATAGCAATGGATTCAATATGAAATTGTTTGCGGATATGATGGCAGTTAGCATGGCAACTGCATTAAAACCATTATATGATAGGCTGGAGAAAATTGAAGGTAATCCAACTAATCAATTAACTCTTCCTGTTGTATCCGATATTGAGCCTAGAGCTTATCTAAATCAATTAGTGAGAGAATATGCCCAGTTGAAAAATGTAGCCTTTAGAAAAGCTTGGAATGTCCTATATGATCAAATTCTGTACAGGTGTCATGAGAATATTAAGGTCAAAGCTAACAATGAAGGAATAAAGCCAATAGACTACCTAGAACGAGAGAATAAAATACTAAATGCTTGTAGCATTATGAAAGGACTAATAGATGGATAAAAAAAACGAAGTAAGAAGATATAATTTTATAGTTGGTCAACGGCTTATCTATTCTGGACTATTTCTAAAAGAGGGATTCTGGGGCGGAATATTACTTAGAACTAAAATACAAACAATGAGAATCGATATTAGTTTAAAATACAAGATTCCACTAAGACTGATAAAAGTCTCTAATACTATAAAGGGGTAACATGGTAAATTTAAAACAATTCCAGGAAGAGGTTCATTCGATTACAAAATTTTTTGAGTATAAATGCGATAAACGGAGTATTATTAAACACATGAAAAAAGAGATTAAGGAATTCAAGAAAGCTAAACCTATATCACCAGAAATGATCTATTGTGCTGCTAACATTCGTGATGATAAGGATTTTGTTGATTACTTTGAAATGAAACTAAAAGGAACCGAAGCTGATGAAATGCCAGATCCGGGGTTTGTCATGATGTCTTATGCAGAAGAACATAAGTATGATATGGAAATCATTAACCATATAAAAAAACGATATAATTCTCTAAGATCAAAAAAATAAGGATAAAGGGTTTGAATTAACCCTTTTTTATATCCTTAATTACATCTATAAGCTGTGTAAATATTTTTTGTTGATTTATGGTATTCTCTTGAATTGTTTCTTGTATAGTACCGAGTATAGCTTGGGTATGGTCATGGCCTTGATGTAAAGATTCTATCTTCTCGTTTATTGAGATTAATACTAAATCTTTATCATGGTCCTTATTCTCCAATTGTTCTATCCTTTTTACTAAGGACTTTGTTGATTCTTTTCTTTCTAAAACACAAAGTCTCCTACTTTCTTCTATAGATTCGAGCCTTGAATCTTGCACTGTTTCATGCTTGCTTTTGTTTGAAACCCTATGCAAAATAAATGTTGCTCCAGAAACAAGTCCTATTATAATTGTTACAATAACTCCAATTGATGTCCAATCCATATAATCCCCTCTGTATAAGGGGATTATATCTGTATTTTATTTTTTTTGCAATAAATATATGTTTATCAAACTTGCTGTAACTTTAATCTTCTAAGTAATACCCGAAACTATAAAGAAAGGTTAAAGTCCCGGCATCTGCTAGATTCACCCCAGAAAATACAACTCTATTTGTTACTGTTGAGGCATAAATTGCAAGAGATGATTGAGAGGCATTTGATACAGCCGATCCCCCAGCCATTTGGTTATCTATGAAATTAGGAAGAACTGGACAATCCATTTCAAAGGTTACTGCAAGATTATTAGTTATAGTAATTTGGACACTTCCACTTACTTGCACAAAGTTCCCGACTCGCATCCAATTTGATTTAAGCGGGGTTTCTATTGTTGCTCCTGTTACAGTGTAATAAGTCGGGGTATATCTTCCACTTACTGGTGCTCTTGGTATTATTTCGTCTGATATATTTTTTAAATATCCTAATCTGTTTAACGTTTTTCTCCATGTTTGAGCTATTATATTTCGACCTCTATCATTTGGATGGATACCATCTTTATTTGGGTCTAAGTAATAATCATATAAGGTCTGTGTATCATCACTAAGAATAGGAACATGAGCCCAATTTCTATAATGAACACCTGTTATTGCATGGAATCCACCTCCGAGAATTGCAATCTGTATATCAATCAACTTTTGTACAGCAACTAAACCATCTACAGTTCCATATATATTTAGTAATCTTTGCTTGCAATAGATTAAACCAGAAATAATAACCACTGCAGTTGGCTTTTTATTTAAGTTTATTGTGTCTATTAAGTCTTGTAGCCTAGCAATTGCTACTGCTGATGCTTCTGCTGGGTCTAAATCATTAAGACCTACTTGAACAATTATCCAATCATAAGTTGCTTTATCTGAATCTGCTAAATATATTGTTTTTTGTTGAGCTATAGTATCCCCAGGAACGGCTTGATTAACAATAACTGTGCCTATAAGCGTGTCCGATTGCCTTTTGAGGAAGAAATCTATTCCTTGTTGCCCAGCATGATCTGCAATTGTGGAGTCTCCAATAATCAAACCCTTAGAAGCTTTTTCTGTTTGTATTAAATCCCCTTTTGTCCAGGTTGCCCCTGTTATTTTTTCTATTTTTACCGCGTCTAAGTATTCTGTTAATAATAAAGAGGTACTGCCATCTGTAAAAACATGCCCTCCTGGTAATACAACTGCGATAGATCCAGAAGTTAAAGAAATTTTTCTTATTAACTTTTTTTCTCCGTTATTTAGATTTGGAAGGGTAATCGTTGCTGCTCCAGTATTTACATTAATAGTTGATTCTCCACCTATGGTATAATTCCCTGTTACGGTCAACTCTTTAAAAGATACCGGAATCCATTTGTCTAAATTATCATAAGGTTTATTCCCTATGTTCGGAGATAAGTCTGTCCCCTCTAAAGATTTAAACAATATCCCTTCATCAAAAACAAATGATTCTTCATCATAATAATCCTCTTCTTCATCCCATTTAGGAATTCCACTTTGGAATAAGTATTTTATCTGTGATGTTGTCATATATAATAAACCATTCATATCTTCAGTATAAGGCAAACGGCTTGTTCCTTGGTCAGAAGTTATGCCGTTAAAACCTAAAAGATAATTAGGATCACTTTGAATGTTTTTTATATCTTTAGATGTTGCAGCAATTCCACTAGATTTAGACCCTATGACTCCAATTTCTCCTGTTCCGGCTGTTGTTCCAAAAATCTTCTGTACAGCTCTTATTACTTTACTCACGTAATCCTCCTAATAATTTAACCATCCACCAAAAGGTGAATCTGAATAATCTATAAAACCTTCAAGAAAATTAGGTTCTGCTATGCTTTTATAATTAATAAATCCGAACATATTTTTAATGTCTGGGGTAAAGGTTAATTCTAAACCAACTCCTATAGGTTTAGGAAGTGCATCTTCTGCTCTTGCTATTTCAATAAGTCTTCTTACTGATTCGTCTATAACATATTCTACATTCATATTAAAGTTGTCATTAAAGATAACATCATTGTCAAAAAAAAGAAATATTAAATCGTCGATGGACTTTGCTGAATAGTTAGAATTATTTTGTATTATTTTCAGCTTTATAATAATTCTCATTTCTTCATCAGACAAACTGTAAGATGGTTTTTGATCTGTTTCGTAAGCCAACATTGTAGCATCCGGGATTATAGCTTGCGAATAATTGATAATACCTGTTAAATCAACATAAGGTGTTGGTTGGTTATAGTCTACCAAACTCCAAAAGTTTCTTGTAAAAGCAAATTGAGATATAACCCTTTTTGCATTTACATATTTTGACAATATATCTAATTGAATCCCTACAGCTGTATCAATATTATATCCATTTTCAACATCTTTTATTATGTCAAAAATCATTGAGTTGCTTCCGATGTTTTTTATGTGTTTTTGAGATTTTGTTTTATTTCTATATTGCAATATCAAAAGATTTTTATAATAATCAATAAGTTCTTCATTCATAATATAGTTATCCTTGATATATTATTTAGAAATCTATTTTGTGGCTCATTAATTTGTTCAATTTCTAGCCATGACAATCCATCTTTAGATACATTCATTCCTGTTATTATATAATCTGAACTAATAGACTTTACAAAGCTAATTATAGTTGAAGCATCTGCTGATTTTCCTATATCCCACAAAACGTTTTCTACAATTTGTAATTTTATATTTTCTTCGTCTATTACAAACCCATCAGATTGTAATGAAAATCTTATATATAAATCTTCATTTCCAGGGATATCATATTTTGCGGTAAACGTTCTATTGTTTGTTCTCTGAACTTCTACTGATTGTTGACCTCTCATGAATCGGAAATAGTCCTACGCCAGCGAAAGTCGCGATAGATTTTGATAGATTTTGTTTCACAGGTTTTGCTTATAAAGTGAACGATAACGCCAAAGATATATTGCACCGGATGGATTATTTATATTTGTTACTCCTGCTATAACTGTCTCCGCTGTAGTTATAGTGTTTGGGGTAACTTCTACCTGTCCAATATCAGCAGCCCTAAAATTAAAAGCTGTTGTAGTTGCTCCAGCGATTACTTGAGAAAATAATAAATAAAACAATGTCCCTGCATCATCTTTTACGGTATAAAGACCGGAAACTATCGGATTTAATTCGTTGGCTTGGGCATCTAAACCGACAAGATTTAAAGCTCTATCTGTAGTTACTTCTATATCTTGAAAAGTATACGTTCCTTCATTTCTAGTTATTCCGTTTATTGCAATTCTTTGGTCCAGGGTTCTGCCAGATGCTTGATCTGGATCAAACCCGGCATTTACTTGCTGTAATATTTCCCGAAGATCTTCTCCGATTTGAGCTTCAATATTTATTATCTGACCATCGGGAGAATTTTGATCTACATTTATATCATCACCATATATCGTTTTATATTTAGCAATCAATTCATCTCGAAGTTCGGTAAGAGTTTTTGTTTGTAATCCGTTTTTATCAAAAATATCTGGCATCTATATAGTCTCCATTACAATGTCCGAATCCAATCTTGACTAGGGATTCCAAAATGTACACCCTCAGCAATAATAGTTTGCTCCACTAATCCGCTAAGATTATCTCTAATCCTTACTCCAAGTCTATCGCCTTCTTCTAATACTATTCCATAAGGAGTTCCATATTTGTTTAAGGACCATCTAGCATCTAACGTTTCATTACCACCTCCAAATTCAGAGAGGGCTAAATCGTAACACCACCTAGACCAATCAACATTGGTCTTAATTGGTAATTCACCAGTTACATCTATATCAATATTGTTTCTACGATAAAAAACCTGTATTCCGTTGGGAACTGTAATTCCATTCCCATAACTTCCAGAGTCGAAAGATCCGCTATCAACAACATGAATCATTATTCTAGCAATTGATAATCTTTCTCCGGGCAATGCTTCAACAAAATAATCAATTGGAGACTCAAGAGAAGCATTTGGATTAATATTTCTATTCCCTGCAGACATCCCTGTAGTTGTCATAGGTCTATTCACTAGCAAATTATTTTGAGTTATACCATTATCAATTTCAGATACTTGTATTGCTCTTTTACCACTTCCTAGTGTAACAAACACATCTCTTAAACTATCCATACTAAACCCCTATTGTAGCTATTCCATAAATTGTTAATATTTCAGCTTTTGCCGAAAATCCCCTAGAATCTTCTTCTAAGACAGAAGTGTATTTTTTAATCTTAATAACACTTTCACTTTCTAGTATAACACGTTTAATATCTGCATCAAGAAAGCTTTTAGTTCCTTTATCTAAAAAATTATTATAGTCTACTCCTTCTGATGGATTAGAAAAGCTATCTCCTTTCCATGATTTTAACCTAGTTTTTATATTTAGTAAAACAGCTTGCAAATCTTTAGTGTATGATTGTTTCCCTTTTCCAAACTGCCAATCTCCATTATCGTCTAAGTTCCTATGTATCATGGTACTTTAATCTCCTCTATTTTTGAGCCTGTTATATCTGTAGAGACACTCCCTTGAGTATAAGGTGGAATAGTAATCCCTAAAGATGAAAAGGCTGTAACCATCGCATTTATAGTGGTAGTCAACTTTGTTAATTCTTCATTAATAGAAGCGTCTTGAGACGTAAGCCCTGTATTTAAACTATTATATCTAACTGCATTATCTTCCCCATTATCAAATATAATATTCTTATCAGTAGTTATTTCAATATCATATCCCACAGCCTTTAAACCAACTTTATCTCCAGACAATCCTAAAGTCGATGTTTTGGGATTAATTCCAACCAAGGCAAATCCATCAGACAGACTATGTTTTCTTTTCGTAAGAGGTTCTTTAATGTTTGCAGTATCCCACCACGTATCAATATTTCTGTCGTTAAATAAAACAATGCAATAATCTCCTTTTTTAACAGGGAATTCAAGGAAAGCTCCACCTCCTTGCATTACCATTAAAGGGCAATCAACCAAAAGAGGGTAATTAACTGTCTCTAATCCTTTTATTCTACGCTTTACTTGTATCTGTATTTCTACAGTCTGATTATTATTTACTTTTTCTATCTTTCCTATTTGCACGCAATTAAGATTTGCGAAAATAGAGTTTTTCAGATCATTTAATATATTATCAAGGTCTGGTGGGATTATACCTTGCTCAAACATTAGACACCTCCGTTAATCCATTTGCTCCATAATAAAGTTGTATTTCAGTTCTTGCATCTCCTGGAATAGCTTGAGATATTGTAGCATTATGATTGAATCCCATAACTTTATACTGTCCATTATATATTTCTTCCAAACTTCTGATCTCAACGACCATTCCTACCACCAATTCCGGTAGAAACAATATAGATACGGTTAAAAAAGTATCCTGTCTTTTCGGGGTTGCTAATAATTGATCTGAATCTAATACTAAAACATCTCCTTTGATTGTTTCATCATCGGTTAAAATATTTATAGTCTGGTTATCAATAAAAGCCTTATTATCAGTAATCTCTTGCAAGAGACTATAAGTCTGCCCCATAAAGACTTGTCCTCGTGGAGCTTCTCCTTCTGTTTCCTTTCCAAAAAATCCTGCAATAGCTCCAGGCATATCACTTATAAGACTTTTTATCATTTCTTTTTTGTCAATTTTAGGTGCCACGGTTTTTGCAGTATATCCATTCTGGATTGCGTTCATTCCATCATAACATTCAATAGAGGTTATCCAATCTGTTTTTTCTTTTGTTGAAGATGCTTCAAATATATTTCCAGAAAATACTTCACGTAAAGAACTTCCATATCCTGCTTTTAATGAGATCTCCCATATTGTTGTTAATTCGTATCTATCTTTATATATCTGATTTCGAGTATTTTTACCTAAATTATATATTTTTATCTGACATCTATTAGCTGAGGCATTTACATTACGAGTTAAATTAAAAACCATTGTAAAGGGAGGATTTATAGTTATTTTCTTATTGTCTGGAGTTATAATATCAAGTTGATAATTCCTTTGAAATTTCAAATCTTTGCATCCTCATAAGCCTGGTTAATTTGCAAAACTTCATTTATTGTTAATATTCCAAGACGTACTCTCTTGGTTGTAAAATCATTAATAATGAATGGCTCTCCATTATCAGATACAGAAACATTTAAACCGAATGGGAGTATTTTTTCAAATTGCCTTAATAGATTAGTAGAATTACAAACTCTTATTCCATTTGCTTTAAAATCTTTATATTCTAAATCAATAAACCACATTTTTATAGACGGTTTAAAATTAAGCGTTATTGTTACACTCTCACCATTATCAATATTAGTTTTAAAAGTTTGAGATCCAAAAGCCTGTATTCCTTCTAATAATTTCATTAACCCTTTATCCCCTCAATTATATCAAATAATAACGTATTATTACTTACTCCTTTAATCTTTCCTATGTCCTCCGTAGGTGCAACTTGAACATCCACCCTAGGAGCGTTTATATCTTTACTGAAATCTGTTGTTTGTAAACTTGCAAATCTTAATTCCTTTAATGTTATATTTATATCAGTGATCTCTTCTGTGTCTTGATTTTGAGATATTCCTATATTTATTATTCTCATATTTTTAAACAACTTCCAAGGAGTTTGAACATCCAATAAAACCGATGTTTTCCACAACAGGTATAAATTATTAAAAGCTTTTTGTTGAGCTGTTTCTTCTACTGATTCCCCATCAAAAAACCCTATTACATTTTGTCCTCTATCTATAAAACTGTTTGCGGCTGCTATTCCTGTTTCGGCATAATTTACAGTACGTTGTATATCCTGGATTGCTCCAGGGGTAAAATCTCCAAGATACGCATCAACAGTTTCTAATCTATTGTCCATATCCTGGAGAACACTTTCTAATCCATCTTTTTCTTTAAACGTTAATTCACCAATCAATCCACTTAGATTTATTTGTATAGGTTTTCTTATTTCATGGTCACTAATAAAACTATTATTTTCAGTATAATGATCTGATATTTCAGAAGATAGTTCTATGTTTTCAGTTTCTGGTATATCAAAAACAAATATCGATAATTTTTTTCCTTCTGAATCTGTTAATAGAGTTTTTCCTGTTAAATCTGTAATTGGAGATATTTTAGTATCTAGCATTATTCGTCCCTCGATATTTGTGCAGATGTTCCAGATAGGTTCTTCTCAAACAATTTCATTGTTGCTATAGCTGTATCCTCTGCATCGGCTGTTCCATTTACGGTTATAGTAACATTATTTGTAGTATTCATATTTCTAGATTCTTCTCCTGTCAAATTACCAAACCCACCACCACTAAAAACCTGTTTATACCAATCAGTTTTCATCCACCTAGGTGCTGCATTATAAAATCTATCTGTTCCTACCCCTGCTCCCCAAAAATCTAAAGTATTAGCTTTTACAGTTTTACCTTCTTCTCTAGCTACATCGGCAGCACCAGTTACAAAATCAAGGTCCCCTCCATCCATAAAATCTTTTATTATCTTTATAGCATTGATTATCCCATCGATAAAAGTTTTAAATCCTGCCATTCCATCCATCATTTTACCAAACAAGGAGTTTTTCCCTTCTGAATAACCTTTTATATCATCCATAACAGCTATTAGAAGCAATAACCCTGCGGTCATTAACCCTATAGGAGATAATATTAATTGAGTGTTCAATAAGGCTAAAACACCCATAACACCAATAATTCCGTTTTTCCATCCGATTGTTTTCGTAACTAGAGTATCAATCCATGAAACCGTATTTATAATAGCATCTGTAAATTTTGACACCCATTTAAAACTAAGCTGAAAGCCTTTAATTATTCCATCTTCATTCTTTTTTATAAAAGCCGTTATTCTTTTTGTAAGCAATACTATTTGTGGAGATAATCCCACGGCTATTTGAGATTTCATATAATCAATAGCCCTTCCAGCAAGATCCATACTTGCCTTAGCTTGATTTAAAGTAGTTATTGCTGATGGTTGTATTATAAAAGCGTTTGCTGAGAGCTTATTAAATTCTTCATTAGTCATTTCAAGAGCTTGTATCATCCCAGAGCCTACACCAAATTTAGATAAAATATCTTTTTTCATAGCTTGGCTTAATCCTTGAGTTTTGATTCTTAAATCTTCCAGTATCTCAAACGGATCTTTATTAGGATCTATCCCTAATAATTGATAGCCAGATATATCACCTTGTCCTAATTTTATTTTTTCTCGGCTAGTCGCAAGTGCTTTAATAGCAGAAGTTACACTTTCTATAGGTTGGTTGGTTTGTTCAACAACTGATTGCCATTTCTGCAGTTCTTGGGCAGAGGCTCCTGTCTCAACTTCAAATTGCTTAAAAGCTACACCCATTTTCATGGCATCATTAGTGATTTTATTAATTGCTGCAGATACTCCAACAGCAGTAGCAGTAGCAACTACCATTCCATTCTTTAGAGTATTCATAGACCTAGAAAAGCTTTTAGCCTTTGCTTCGTCTGTTTTCAATCCTATTCTTGCAAATAAATCTACTATTGTCATTTGATACCTCTAAAATAATTATATACGATGTTCCTGTATTGCATAAGAGGAACTTATTAGTTCCTCTTATTTAGTTCTGTATACGCTCTTTCATATTCGTTATTAAAAATTTCATATTCTAAAGCACTTAAAACATGATCTACCCGAGCATTTAAAACATTATCAAGATTACCTCCATAGTAACCGGCTCTTGAAAGTTTTAAAGCTACGAGCATCTCTTCGGTTGCCGTTACCCTTGTTTCTGGAAGTTTGCCATCAGTCCCTCGGCTCCCTGAAACATGGAACTGATTTTCCCGAAAAAAGGGGCAATGTTAACTTTAATGACTTCTATCATTATCGGATAATAAAGTTCCCTATTCTCTATCTTGTCGAAAAAAGATTCATCCACAAGGTTCTTGTCGTACATAACGACTTTTTCGCAACATTTAAACAAAGATTTCATAACTTTAGGATCAGTCGCTACTGATATTGCATTTTCTATCATACTCCCAATAGTTTCTGATCCTACATTACTTTTAAGTGGATCTTCTGAGTTAATATCAATACCACTAAGATTTAACTCTTTAATATTTAGAGCTTTCCCTATGTGATATTTTAGTTGCATAGTATTTGTAAAGCTCGATGGCTGTACGATTAATTCCTTATTATTTATATCCATTATGATAACGACCTATCAGTGTTAGCAAATGTCAAAGTATAAATAGCAACAGCCTGTTCTGTGTCACCCTCTACGTTTTCTTTTGCTCCAGGTATCTTCGTAATGATTCCACCAGATACTTTGTAAGTATTATTGGTTATATTCCCTTCACCATCACCAACTCTTTTTATTAGTTCTGCTTTAAACAATATAAAGGCTGCTGGATCATTTCTATATTCTTGTAATCGTGAGTTTAGATACTTATCATCTCCAGATCCCATAACAACACGTACTGCTAAGGTACATTGAGTTCCAGAGGAATTAAAAGCAAAGAGAGTATTACCGTTCTTACCTTTTTTAACTCCTGCAAGTTCATTTGGGAAATCCAAAACAGCTGTGTCTCCATCAGCTAAATCTTTCATTATTCTTGTATCTATCAGTAAAGTATCATTTCCACTTAAAGCTACACTCATTCTATGCCTCCACCAAAACAGTTACATCGGAACTATGAATAGCTCCCGAATCTTTACCAGCACATTGTATCAATGGTGCAACTCTAGCATCTCTCTGTGTTTGAGATTGCTTAGATAACGGTAAACTATAAATATAATAACCAAAATCGGCTATATTCCTAATATGATCTGCAGGATTACCAAAAGTAGTTGAGCCTTTCCATGTTCCAGGTGCAAATGTACCATTAGTAACAAATTGCGATAAGACGTCTCTATAAGTTGATTTTAGAGCGTTCATTCCTTCTTCGGTCTGAGGTATTTTAGAATTGGTTTGAGCCAAGAAGTTAAAACCAGCTATTTGCAGTTTAACCTTTAATGCCAGTCTACTATAAATCTGATCAAAGTATTTATTTGCTCCAGAAGTGAATAATTTAGGAACTCCAAAATCTACATAAGAATCTACACCAGCACTGCCACATTTAGTAAGCAATGTTTGTGTCATTCCTGCATCACCTTCTAATCCAACTATCTCTTTAAGGTGCATTGTTTGAGCAGTATCTGAACCATTAAAATTTGTAGATAATCCCCTAGAGCCATATCCTGCAGCAAAAGTTAAGGCATCATTTTCTGAGACTGAATAATACAAACATCTTGTATGAGTATATCCTCTATTTAAAACAGAACTAAAAACTCCTTCAATATCTGCTGACAGATTTGATCCTACAAATAACAATTTATCTAAAGTCTGAACGGTTGCTGCTAGTTCTAATAAATTTACATCTGATTGTTTTTCATTAAGAACTATACCAAAATAATTAACTGATCCTGCTGTTCTTAATATTGCATCCTTTACTCTTTCAACTCCTGCATCTGAACCTGTCGCTGAACCGGATAGTTTTAAAAGTGTTGGTAGATCTGTTCCTGTTCCTGCTAAACCTATATCTATAGTCTTACTTGATCCATCAGCTATTGTTTTTAAAGTAATAATTGCCGTTGCTAAACTTCCAGAGATTTCAAATTTAACTCCTGCATTTGTTATAGCTGTATTATTCAAAGAGATTAAAGCCGTTGAAATAGAAGTTGTATCTATCTCGCCTATAGCTATATCTACTGCTCCACCACTATCTATGTCTAGGTTGATATTAAAATCCGTAGCATTTAAGCTAGTGAGATCTATAGATTCTTTCCCAACAATTGTTGCTGGCTGTGCTAAAGCTGATTGATTCCTGGGAATTACAACTAAATAACCACCACCTGTTAAGATGTTTGGGTTCTGGCTAAAAATGGTTTGTGCTAGAGAATAAGTATCACTATTACTACCGAAATCATCCGCTACACCAGAGGCGTTTAAATAAACACCAGAGGTTCCGTAATCTCCAGGAATAGGTGCTTCATCTGTAAAAATAGCCAATGCCGATGTATTTATATCAGAAAGACCTCTTAATGCTGATAAAATAGTAACTCTTATCACATTACTAATATCCAATTTACTCATTGCTTTCTACCTCCACGGTTTGAAAATTGTCAAAATAATCTGTAACAGATCTCTTTTCGCTCATATTATTGATAATAACAGGTATTCTATACCGATGCAATGAAGAACTTCCATCGATAAAAGATAAGTCTTGAATTGTGTTGGTCCTAAAGATTTTCACATTATTCTTTTCCATTTGCTGTATGGAGTAATTTGAATTGATCGCCATCAATACTTCATGTCGTCTTTCTGCAGCCTCCATATTCCTACTGGTTATTTCTACCCAATAAGTTGTATTCTTGGAAATTTTTTGAACTTGTTCGTTTGTTACTGTATCAAATTTATTGGTATTTGCTATTATCTGATCTGATCCTGTACTTATAACTATAAAAAGACCTCTGTCTTTAGGTGCTTTAAAGTTCTGGTCATAAAGAACAACTCTTCCATTATTGAGATTCATTTCTTCTTCAATAATCGTTGCTAATAATTTATTTGGATTCATCCTGTATAATCCTCTATTGCCTCATATTTTTGGAAACCAGATTCACTCCAATCATTATTCGACACTATTCGATAGTTTTTACTGTCTTTTACAATAATATCATCTATATTCAATTGTGGTCCTTCTGTTACAACAATAGACCACCACTTCCATGTTCTTTGTTCTGGAGGTTTTCTATCCACAACAGCAGGCTTCAATGCTTGAAAATTACAATTAAGAGTTACAATAGATTCACTCTCTACTGTCTCATAGTCAACTATAGTCTGGGTTATTAGTTTTATAGTAGTTTTAGATGTCCAACCTTTTAAAGTCCTTCCCATGTATGGTACTGGCATTATTTCCCTCCTACTTTTGATGTTATAGATTTTCTTAATGTTCCATCATCAATCAAAGGACTGTCTGAACCTTTTGCTTTTATGGTTGATTCAGCGTTAGGCTCCCATTCTCCAAAACCAGCAGTATCAAATGCCTCCTGGATTCTGGCTTCTCCTGCTATACCTATCAGTTCAAATAGACCTTCTATATTTTTTTCAGTAATAAACTTTTTAATCTTTGGTTCAATGGCTTTTTCAATATCATTTTGTCCTGTTTCTAAAGGCATCCTAATAAAAGATCTCTCCGGGATAGTTCCACCATCACCTCGACCAGCTTTGTCTGTACCGAACTCATGTAAAGCTCCAATTCCAGCAATAGTTTTTCCACCTTCTACAGTTTCGTTTGTTTCACTTAATACTCCAATATCAACATAGATTTTCTTACTAAGGTTCTTAACTAAATTATCTAGCTTTGTAAAATCACCCTTAACATAAGATTCTCCATTTTTGATATTGAAACCACTCATGGTGTAGTTGCACCATTTACAACATAAACAGCACCGCCCATATAAGGTTTTGAGAGCATTAAATATTTCTGTCCGTAATAAGTTGTGGAATAAAAAGCATAATCTCCTTCATTCATCCATTCTGGAATAGTTAAGGATTCACTTATACCATCTGCAGATCTTGATCCTTGAATAAATACAGATTGACCACCAGAATTGGCAGCCTCTATATCATTGGTTAAGTAATGAGCAGTTAAATAATTGAGAGCAAGTTTACAAGTATCTTCATCTGGGTATAAATCTTCATTGTAAGTAAATTCAGCCTCAGTGATTGCTCCTGTAATATCTTTATCCCTTACAGCTGGTAAGGTTTCACCGTAAGTAAATTGTCCTCTATCAAATTGTTCCTTGAATTCTACAGCTGTAATTTTAGACATTATTTAACCTTCTTTTCTGATTTTTTCTTTAATTTAATCCATTCCTCTTCTGAAACGGCATTATCGAACTTTTTTATCAGTTTTTTTGATTCATCTTCTCCGAATACTAAAAACTTGCCGGGATGGATACATTGAGTTCCATCAAAGTTTCTATTGTAAATTAAAGGTTTTTTCCCTGTATTGTACACTTTAGGCATTATTTAGCCTCTTTTGAAGGTGTAATGGTAGAATTAGTTAACTCAACAATTTGCTTTGTTAATCCTTCTATTTCTGCATCTCTCTCTCCAAGTGTTTTTGTTAAAGTTTCTATTTCTTTTTTAAAAGCCTTAACTTTTGCAGAATCTTCTATTACTGGCTTGTTTCCTAAGATAAAATCATTAGGATAATTCTTAATCATTTTATCAGCTAATGTCTTATCTATTTCAATACTTTTACCGGGCATTAATTCAATATCTTTACCATCATCAATTAGTGGCCATGTTCTTCTACCTTTATTGTATAAATTCACTCTTACTGCTTTTGCCATAGATTCCTCCCAGAATAAGCAAAAGGGAAGATCCTTAAACCTTCCCTTTATTTAATCAAAACTACCTGTTAGGCTGTTTCATCTAAGTATAATACTTCTCTTTTTCTACTAACTAAAACACCGGAATATTGACCGTATGCTGGTTGTTGCCAGTTAATCTTGTTAGTTGTATCAGCTTCTAACATTGTGAAGTCAACAGGAATTGCCATCTTCATTGTTTCTGCATCATTTTTATAAAGAGTATATCTATTCTTACCTACTCCACGATCTGTGTTTCTATTGCTTTGAGCATAAGATAGACCAAGGATCTGGAAATTAGCATTACCTGTCATTTTCTGTAAGAAATCTAACATATACTGTAACTTAGAAATGTTAGGGAAACTTTCAGAATAAGGAACACCAAGACCAAGATAGTCACTGTTAGGAATAACAAATGTATCTGGCAAAGCAGTATCATTACTGTTAGCAAAATACGCTGGTAATAACCCTGCAACAAATGCTGTAAACTCGGTAGAACTCATTGAGCTCAAAGATTTACCAATAAGTGTTGTATTGATAGTTACTTCCGGATCATTCAGTAGACCTGTGATTGTCTGGTCTGGATGCGGTACCTTTAGCCCAAGTCTTAACTGCCATTGAGATTTTATCTAATCCAGCACCAACTTGTGCAATTCTATTAGTCTCAGTTTGAGTATCAATATCACCTTCAAAGAAACTACCACCAGTTGAGTAAGTTACATTCTGGATAATATCTTCCATCCATGCACCTTCGCCCACATCAACAGGGATAAAGTCTGCTATTGCAATCTCATAGAATTTCTGTTCAATTACATTTGATCTTATATAAGATAACGTATCAATTATATACTGGTAACCAGCACTTTGAGGATCGATATCTCCATTTGAATTTAATAATCGTCTACCATCAGAAACAAAACTAGGAAGGTTTAGTCCAGCACTGTTTGTTAATCTTTGGCCTATAAACTTTGATTTTTTCATCTATCTCCCCTACGCTATAAGAACTCTAATAAGTTCATCAGCTGCACTTGCTTTGTCTAATGCTCGACCTAATGTAGTCCCAGTTGATCGTGTTACTACATTACCAGGAGTTGCAAGAACTAATTCTACACTTGCACCTCTAACTATTGCTGCATTTGAGTTTAACCAGATAACAGAACCAGGACCGGCTATTTGAACAATGTCACCTTTCGCAGATGTATTTGATTTAGTATTAGATATTTTAACACCAAAAATAGCTGTAGTAGTCAATGCCCTTACTCCAACAATAGGATTGATACCTTTAATGTCGGATGCAGCAAGATCTACTAGATCAACACCTTCTCCCGGAACAACACCACCACCAGCATAAGAAGGTGACAATTTACAAGTGAAAACAGCAGGACTACCATTTGCTTGCAGGTCTAATTGCCCTATTTCGGTATTAAGACCAAATTGATTTAAGTTTTGCATTATTTTCCTCCCTGTTCTACTTTAGAACCATATCGACTTTTACCTCGATCTAACCTACTAGAGACAGTATTTAATTTTCTTTCAATAGGTGTTTCATCTCTTTTTGCAGAGTTTTTAACAACCTTATTAACTTTTCTACTTGGAGTTGAGTTTTGTCTTGTTTCATCAACTACATCCTCAGCCACAACATCCTGCACTGGTTCTGCATTTTCGACAGGGCTCTGCTTACAAGCTGCCATAAGTTCTTTTACAGAGACTTTTTCACCATCGATTTCAATTTCATCTTCTTCGGATAAGACTTCACCAGCATTGTCTAATTCTTCTGCTTTTTTTGCTTTGAATAATTCAATAGCTTCTGCAAGAGGAATTTGTGTTCCATCTGCTAACTCAATAACACCAGATTCGGCATTTTCTACAATTTCCTCTTCTACTTCTGGCTCTGGTTTAGGAGCTTCATTTTGTAGAGGCTTTTTCCTAAATAATTTAATTTTCACACTTCCCTCCTGTGATTTACTATTCTTAATAATCCAAGCTTTTTCATATCTCGGATTAGGTACTACTGCCATGTGGACATAAGTTCCATCAGTTACCTCTTCATCGTAAGGTACATTATGGATTGTTCCACCTGTAGTGTCTGTTTTTAAAACATCATAAGCACAAGAAACGGAATAACCGTTCTTATCAATATTTTGTTGTGTTTCCTTATCCCAGATCATCATCTGTGCATAATACCAACCACTCTTTTCATCGTAACCACATGAAGAAACTACTCCATCTGCTATTTCGCCCTTTTCATCATCTGACATATTGAACAATTCACTTGGTTCTTTGTCAGTATGTTCAAAGTTAACAACAGGCATCCCTACAAAAGTCGACATCATTCGATCAAGTACATCTTTCTGTACGAGAACAACCCCGATTCCTTCCGTGGTATAGTCTGCTAATCCTGGTTCAATAAAATAAGCTGTGTATGATTTAGGCACGGCATTTTTTCTTAGATTCATAAAAATATAATAAACCTAGAGGAAACGATTGTCAAACAAGTAACTAAATAACTGGTATTAGTTGGCATCTACACCCATAAGCTTGCCCGGGGAGTCCTCTTTCTCCAGTTCTTTGGTCGATTATTGGAGGGGAAGAGTAGGTAAAAATCTTTCCGTTTAATTTATTATGTTCATCTCTTACTCTAATATCATGAGAAGTAGACCATTTCCATTTAGTAATTCCAGCATCTTGATACCTATTATCTCTTATTTCCACCAAAAACAGTGAAGTTTCCTGCCTTGCAAGGAACGCAGCCTTATTTTTAGTCACTCCAAATTCATTCTGAATAAGATCTTTAAGTTCATTTCTGTTGAAGCCAGACAATGTATTCTTTTCAATTATGGCTCTTAGACGTTCTGTTTCCTTCTCTGACCAGTTTTTAATATTTTTGTTTTGGTTATTTGTATAGTTTTCTGTAAGTCTTTTAGATAAGCTAGGAGTAAGTTCTGCAGTAATACCAATACTGTTTAATTCTTTATCTGCCTGTTTAGATATCTCTTCCATAGTTGGCTTTATAGAATATTTGAACTTATCAACCATTGCAGCAACTTTTGCTGGTATTTTCTCTATTGCTGCCTTAATTCGTTGGTTTAGTGTTTCACCTTTAGATCTTGCAACAATTGCAGCTGCTTTGATCTCCGGTGGTGCTATGCCTCTCCATAAATTATGTTTACTGTCATACTTTGCAAACTCTCTTAGTTCTTTCGAGATCTTAGCATTAAATGTTCCGGTAAATGTTGCGTTGGTGTAGTGGACCTTACCTGTTCTAATAGCAGTAAGAAGATAACTTTTAGAATTTAATCTAAGATCTTTATCTTCTTTTAGGATCTCGAATATCTCTGCATAGTATAATTGATAGAAATAGTTATTTATTTCATCTTCTATATCTTTGTAGTAGATATCTTTCATATTTAACATTAGATGTTGAATCCATTTTGTTCTGCTTGTGCTGATGGTTCTGGAGGTTCTGGATTTGGGTTAAGACCTTTTTCTGTTTTGGTTTCAATCTGGACTATTCCAACTTTTCGAGACATTTCCATATATTCTTCTGCAGTTATAAGTCCTCTATCATACATTCCAGTAAATCTATTGTATTCACTATTCTTTACACTTTGTTCCTGTTCGGGCGACATTTCCCTTAGTGAAGGGAATTTAAACTTGAACTCTGGTTCGTAACCAAATAAATGAGACATTGTAATTTTCAACAGTTTTCTGATTACTGGTCTAAGTTGAGCTCTAATTTCTGATTCTACCATAGAGTTATAATTCTCCAGGGAATCTTCCCCTCCACCAAAGCCGGCTGCAGATTGCCCAAAGAGTTTATTTTCCGGAATCCTTAATGCTGCAGCTACTCCTTTTCTATTCTGATCCATAATGTCAGATAGTCCGGAGAATGTCATGGTCTTTTGCTGGTAATCCTCTTTAGCATCTAGCACTATTGCGTTTACATAATTCTTAATTTCATTTGCTGTTTGTATTCTGCTTGTAATAGAAGATGTTCCACCTCTTTGCATTAACTTAGTAGCTAGTCCATCAATTTTATATACGTCTACTTTTGCTTCGTCTATAAGTTCAAATGTTGCATCTTGGGTTTTCAAGTACATATTAAGTTCTCGGATCATTCTTTCACCCTCAGACATTCCCCAACCTCTGAGTTGTCTACGAACATAATGCGGAGCTTTCTTCCCTTTACCTTTTAAGAATCTACTTTCATGTATCTGTTGACCGTTCAACATTATATAATCGTTTTCATCTCCAGAAGATAAATAATTATTAAACTCTTCATCTACTCCTATATTGATGTCTAATTGCCATCTATCAAGATCGTAAAATTCCAAGTCTGTTTTACTTAAATTTTTAGTGCTTAGTGGTTTTTTAGGATCTTGATTAGTATTAACCAGTAAAGCACCACCTCCAAAGAGTCGCACCCAAGTCATGTAATCCAGAATAGTATTCCATATTCCTTTTTCTTCCCAATACTCATAAACTTTATTAATATCATCATTATCTAATTCACCTGATTCTATTTCAACACCTTTTCCAATTGCATCCTGTATTGGCAGTTGGATGGCTGTCTGAAATATTCCATTTCCAGTGTACATATATGTCAATATAATTCTGTTTAACGTGATAAGGGAATAGTTGTTACTAAATGCTTGCGTGTTGTAACTAGATAGGAAACTACCACCTGTCATTGAATTTAAAGCCCCTAGTCCAGCAGATACATCCGCAAGTCCGTTCTCTCTTCTCTGGGTATTCTGGTTACTATTAGGTCTTTTTCTTCTTCTTCGGCTCATAATCCCCTCTTTTTTCTTATTATATAGCTTAATTTAATATCAGTAAAGTTTCCTATAAGGCATCCAGAATAGAAGCTCCTGTCATATTCACTTCAATAATCCCTGTTAAAGTATCTGGTGCATCGTCATGGTCATTTGCTTTAAACAGTTTTTTAAATCTTGTAAGGTGTTTATAGAATATAGGCCATCTACTAGCCCAATCACTAGGGAACCTTAATTTTTCTTGAAGCATTGCACTATTAGTGAAAATCCTACTTTCTTTATTCCCACCTTGTGTAAACCATTCTACTACAGTATGAACTGCACCAGTTTGAACCACTCTAGCAAAACCTCTACCACCATTATTAGATTCTATATCTGCTCTACTAACTTCATGCCTGTTGAGAAGATCTATGGTCCATTGTTCGGTGAATTCCATAGGCTCTTGCGTATAAAGTATATCTACTACATAAAAAAAACCATCCTGTCCGATAGCATAATTAACTGAACATAGATAATCTTTCCCTGTATCTGCTGTATCTGTATAGTTGTAGATTCCATTATGTTCTGGCAATGAGTGATAAGTATTGAATCCTTTGTAAAGATAACCTTCTGTACTCTCTGGGTTTCCTTGGTAGAGACATTCAAAAGTTTCAATATCCCTAGCCTTAGTTTTCAACAGTTTCTGGAGTGAATGTCTTTCTGGCCATAAAGGTTCTCCAGGTAATCTAGGATCAAGATCTGTAGGCTCTCCTGTTTTGATAGCTTCGTAATTTATCTTATACCAACCATCGTATTCGGGATCAATTTCTGAAATACTATTTAAGATTCTTACCTCTTCTTTGGATTCTAAGTAACCGATTAGATCTTCTTCATGCCATCGAGTAAAGACAATAAGTTGCTGACTATCATTATGAAGTCGTGATTCTGCAGTAGTATTATACCAATCAATACAGTTCTGCCTAATAGTAGGAGAGTTCCCTTCGGACGCATTTTTATATAAATCGTCTATGACTAAAACATCAACAGTATTCCCAGTTAAAGAGGTTTCCCGACCTACAAGTTTAACATTCCCATCGGTCGCAAGCCCTTGTTTATCTATGATTTCAAACTCTTCACTTGTTCGGATTGCATCACTCTGTAAATCATGGTTCTTAGATTTAGACAATCTTGCATCATTATACAGTCCTATATATTCAGGGCTATCTATTATTCTAGTTACGTCTCTACCAAACCGTCTAGCCTGTGTAGAGGCATAGGAAGTAATGGCTATTTTCAAACTATTATCTTTACCTAATAGCCTTGCAGGCAATCGCCTTGTAGACCCCTCACTCTTCCCATGTTGTGGAGGTATGGTTATCATTAACTTTTTAATCTCACCCTCATAGAACTTATCTAGAATTGAATAGTAAGCTTCATGAAACTGCCCACTAAAGAAACGACTAGATCCATCCTTATTTTTAGGCATAGTATATTTAGTGAATTGTAGTTGAGTTCTTCTTGCTAATTCTTTTTGAACTTCTTTAAGATTTATTGGTGGTAGCTTCAACTATTGCCTGCAATACTTCTGTTGATAGACTTGAATAGTTAATTGTTGCCTCTTCACCCTCTCGATTAATAGTAGTGTGCTGAACATCTTGCTTATCCCTCCACTTTTTAGATTGTCTGTTTTTTAGCCAAAATATTATAGATGTTGCATCTGGAGGGTAATATTTATCAACTTCTCTTGTATCTGTTATCTTTCCGTGCTCTGTAGCTATTTTAACCTCTTTAGTCTTATATCCCATGGCTCTATGATAGAGAGATTCCGCAACTTTGCTGTCAGCTAAATCCT